GCTACGGCTGCGGCAACTATACTAGCATCCGGTGCAGCAAAAGCAGCACCTGTGGTAGGGGTGGCTATGTTGCCTTCTCGTGTTCAAGAGCTTCAAGACAGATACGGACTCACACCTGCTATGGCAGCGGCACTCGCAGCAACAGAAGAAGCCGTTGCCCCCGTGGGCGTAGCGACAGCGGTTGGGGAAACTGCCTACGACTTAGGTAGCCTCGCTGCAGACGAAATCGGAGAGGCGGCAAAAGAGTCGTTCGAAGAAGAAACAAACACGCCTCTCACTGATAGAAACTTAACTAGAGCAATCACTTCACAAATTTCCGGAGGGCGTTTCTCGTTTTCTTCCGGCGGTTTCATAAATAAGGGAGAGTAACATGAACCTCAATATGGGTGAAGGGTACATTATGAACGCAGACAAGACGTCGGTTGATGATCAGATGGGTGCAGACAAGCTGTACCGTGAAGGTCTTGAATTCGACACCAAGACTGCCCAAGGTGTACTCACAGAAGACATGCCTAAGAAGCAGTCTAAAACTACCGTCGATGGTTCTGTATTCAGCATGGCTGAACAGCGCGACTATTAAAGGGTAATTTCATGGAAGATAGGTTTCTAGAACCTGCGGACGATGAACCCGTAAACATCGTATCCCCCGAAGATCAGATGCCGAACTTGGCGGAGTATATCCAAAAGAAGTTCGAAGATTCTGAAAACGGCAGGTATGCCTACGAACAGCGTTGGCTGCAGGCATACAAGAACTTTAGGGGTATTTACGATTCTTCTACGCAGTACCGCGATTCAGAGCGGTCTAAGGTCTTTATCAAGATCACGAAGACAAAGGTACTTGCTGCATACGGCCAAATCGTAGACATCTTGTTTGCTAACAAGAAGTTTCCCATCGTTGTAGAACCTACTCCAGTACCCGAAGGTGTGGCAGAATTTGCCCACCTAAAAACTCCTGTAGATGACCTCGTTGATCAAGAGGCTCCACAAGACCCTTACGGGTTTGCAGGAGACGGCAGAGAACTAGGACCGGGAGGACTCTTCGCACAAGAGAAGCCTACGGACTTTTTGGGAGCGTACAAAGACGACTTTGCAAACTCCCCTGTCGTTGAGGGTCCGGCACGTCTAGGCGAACCACAGTTTTCGCCTGCACAGAAGTCGGCTCTTCAATGTGAAAAGATCATTCACGATCAGCTTATCGACACGAATGCTACTACAGTAATTCGTAAGAGCATCTTTGAGTCCGCTCTTCTAGGCACAGGCATCGTAAAAGGCCCACTGAATATGTATAAGCGTATTCACCGCTGGGAGGACAACGGTGCGGGACGTGAGTACAATCCCTACGAGAAAGTTGTTCCCCGCGTAGAACACGTCTCTATTTGGGATTTCTACCCCGACCCTGCCGCCACAGCTATCGAAGGTTGTGAATATGTGATTGAGCGTCACAGGATGAACCAGCAACAGTTGCGCGGCCTGTTGCTTATGCCGCATTTTAGGTCAGAGGCTATTGAAGCCGCTATAGTCAACGGACCTAACTATACGGACAAATACTTCGAAGATACCATCCGAGAAGATGAAACAGAGGCGTACTATAACGAGACTCGCTATGAGGTGATGGAATACTGGGGCGTTATCGACGCAACTATGGCTTCCGCTGTAGGCGTGGACCCCGATGATATTCCGGATGACCTCACGCAAGTACAGGTCAATGCGTGGATTTGTGGTAACGAGGTTCTTCGTTGCGTAGTCAATCCTTTCACTCCGTCCCGTGTCCCCTACTTTGCTATGCCCTACGAAATCAACCCCTATCAGATTTGGGGCGTCGGCGTAGCAGAGAACATGGAAGATGCACAGATGCTGATGAACGGTCACGTTCGTATGGCAATCGACAACTTGTCGCTGGCAGGTAATCTAGTATTCGACGTAGACGAGGCTTCTCTCGTTCCCGGTCAGAACATGGATATCTTCCCCGGCAAAATCTTCCGACGTCAGTCGGGTGTGACAGGAACCGCTATCAACGGACTCAAATTCCCGAACACTGCCCCCGAAAACATTCAGATGTATCAGATCAGTCGTCAGCTTGCTGATGAAGAGACGGGCCTTCCGTCTATCATGCACGGTCAGACAGGTGTTTCCGGAACAGGCAGAACCGCTGCAGGTCTGTCTATGCTCATGGGTGGCGCAAGTCTGTCTATGAAGACTGTCATCAAGAACGTAGACGATCATCTTCTCAAGCCTCTTGGTGAAGCATACTACCAGTGGAACATGCAATTCAATGACGACATGCTGGATATCGGGGGCGATCTAGAGATCAAGCCTCGCGGTGTAGCGTCTGTCATGCAAAAAGAAGTACGCAGTCAGAGACTGATCGGACTTCTGCAAACCGTGTCCAATCCTATGCTAGCTCCCTTCATTAAGATTCCAAACCTTATGAGAGAGTTGGCTATATCGCAGGATATCGATCCGGACAGCTTGGTGAATAACGTAGACGAGGCACAAGTTTACGCTCAAATGTTGCAAGGGATGATGGCAAATGCTCAACAAGGAACAGGCGAGGGCGGTGGCCCCGCTGGTCAACCACAGCAAGGCATGGCAGGGGCTGGAGGACTACCTCAACAGCCTCAAGGAAATGACGGTGCAGGCACTGATGGTGGCGCAATCGGAGTCGGAACTGCGCCAGTTGCAGGGGAAGATGGTTTTACTGGAAACGCTCCTCAAGTTGAAGAGTAACCACGCGGCAGTTGTAAAGGCGAACACAGATGGGAATATATAACTGGTATCACGGAACACCTACGGACAATTCTCCTTCTCCGTCTGATCCTGCGCCTACGCCCGATCCGACTACGGACCCGGACGCCTCTTTTCCTGTAGAACAGGAGGGAGGTATGAGCCGTCCCGATGGGCGTCCGATTGACATTCATAAGTTTTCTAAAGGCGTTGTTCAAAAAGACGGCACCTATAAAAGACAGTTTACTATCGTAACTGATCTTTCCGGCGTAAAATACAAATCATTAAATGATTACTTGAAAGCTGAAAAGCTGGGAGATAGAAGCGGTTTCTTCTCCGGTACAGACTTTAGCCAGCCTTACGATTCTACTAAAGCTCGTGCCGCCGAAGGTGTGGTGGGAATGACAGGGGCAGAAATTTTAATGCCTTTTGCAGGAGCATTCTTAGGTGATTCGCAGGCCATAATGGACCCCACTGGATTAGGAAATAGATACATACCTTACGGCGGGGCAGGCAATACTCTTGCTAGTATGGCTATCGATCAAGAGTACAGAGCTATATACGAGATTGCACAGTACCGCAAAAATGCAGCCAATATAGGTAAAGACGCTGGCTTTGTTATGAACGTCGGCGGTATCAACATATACCGTAAGCCGGGGGATAAAGGGTACAGTGGTCAGTTAGATCGTATCGGCTTAGATCAACAGGGTGCTAGGAACCTAGAAATTTTCGGAAAAGGTATCGTCCACGGCCAAGCAGTTGCTAATGCTATTCTTAGTGGAGAAGGCGTATCAGACGATATGATCGCAAAGATTGGCGGCGACAGGGTGATTTTGGAAACTGTCAATGGCGGATACTTTTTGAATGGTAATTTTTCTAGCGGAACTCAAACTTCCGGTGGCGGCTATATGGAAGACTTAGACGCGGTTGCTATGAGCATGTTTTCCGCAAACGGTCAACTAAGCCTAGCACAAGCAAAAGTGTTTGCTAGTAGCTGGCGCGCAGCAGCTAAGGGGATGTCCGGATTTTCGGGACGAAACGCTACCACTCAAGAACTGATTGCTAATTTGCAGTCCTTCCAAAAGCAGGCTAGCGATTATGCGGCAGAGCAATCCTCGCAAAAGGCGGCTGCAGCGCAAGATAAGAGCGGTAGCTTTGTAGATAACATCCTAGCAGGGAAGTATGATACTGGCCGACAAGCTATGGAAGAGTTTTTCCGGGAGCGTGATCAAGGCAATGAAGATGCCGCTAATGCTGCACTAGACAGAGCGACAAAAGCAAGTAAAGAAGCCGAAAAGCAGATGGCCGACGACATTGCAGAGTCGTATTCTGACTTTGGCGAAGACGATTTTAACTTCGGCTACGCGGCGGGTGGCGAAGTCCCCGAAGATGATGTCGATGCTCTGATTGGCAGCAACGAAATGATTCAGTCCGAAGGGGACGAGTCCGGATTTGTTGGACGGCCACCGTCGCAAGTGACTGATGCAGAGTCAGTTGCCGATGACAAAGAGATGGTAGCTAAAGAAGAGGGCATGGTCCTCAACGCCGAAGCGGTGAAACTTGCAGGCGAACAAGATATAGCCGCCATGATCAAAGAGGCAGACGACTACCTTCGCAAGAACGGCGAAGAGGTAGAGGACACTCGCGAGGCTACAAATATTCGCATTTCCGAAGGCGAGGTGTACATCTCTCCGCGTCATGCTGACGTAATCGGCAGATCACGTCTTCGCAAAATCAACGACAGAGGCATCCCCAAGACTGAAGAGAAGCTGCAGAAGGCGGCTAAAGGCGGAAGCGTGGGCTATGCTACGGGGGATGAAGTACAGGGCTTTATAGATCAACCCGGAGAGATATCTGACACAGGTGATGCACCTCGTATGAAGACAGAAATTCCGGAGGGTGACCTCGAACTGTTTCGTGGATACTTAGGAAAGAAGGGTCGTCACGTACGTGCTGACGTAGAGAACCTTATTGATAACCTCTCTGAAAGAGGCAGGCTGGCTTTGTTGATGCTGACCGAGACTACAGCCCTTGCTGATCCGCTGGAGAGCATGGAAGCAGTAGGACAAGTCGCAGTAAACAGAATGAACACCAACGATCCGGACTTCGATGATGTTAATACCATTGTAGACGTTCTGAAACAGCGCAGCACAGGCCGTGGCAGCGGATCGAAGATGTTTCAGTTTGATGGCCTAGAGCCTACCAGCGTCAAGAAACGCTTAACAGAAATTATGGGCGGCGGACGGGCAGCAATAGACAAAATTTACAGTGCTGCAGACAACGTGATTTCTATGAACCCTAGGCTGGGCGGAGACAACGCAGATGGCAGAGAGCCAGCGATCCCGCTTAGTGTCCTGTACTACAAGAAGCCGGGATCAGAAGGCGGCGGCTTCATGGACAAACGACATTATATGGAACCCTACACTACAATCGGCGGACATCAGTTCTACAATGTGAACTTTGAATTCCCCGGCAGACACAGTGGAAGGTAGACATTCGTCGGCTACCCGTAATAACGGCCCCGACACAACCGGAGCGGCTACCCACAGCCAAGTGGCCCCGCAAGTGAGGTAAAAAAAATGGCAAAGCGAGTAAAAGGCCATCGTGCCAACAAGCCCAACGATTCTTTCGGAACAGTCAACAACGAAAAGCTGTATCGCGGAAAGCATCGTGAAGATGTCGATAACGACGAAGATGATGAGGAGCAACTAGAAGCTGATGCGGACACCGACGAAGAGTCGGCCACTCCAGTAGAAGCACCCACAGAATCTTTTGCAAGTGCAGAAGAGTCGCAAGGCTCCGATGAATTTAAAAAGCGTTACGACGATCTCAAGCGTCACTACGACAGTAAACTGAAGGAATGGCGAGACAAAGAAGAAGACTACATCGCAAGACTAGCCTCTTCGACTGTACATCGTCCTACTGATGAATACCCTTCGGGTGAAATGAACTTGGATAATTTCAAGCAACAGTACCCGGATATGTATGACGCTATCCACAAAATCTCTTCCTCGCAAGCTGAAGCACGAGTGAAGGATATGGAAGCAGAGTTAGGATCAATCAAAGAACGCGAAAAGAAGCTCGAAAAGCAGAAAGCGTACGAACAATTGCTCCGTCTTCAACCCGACTTTGAAGAGCTAAAAGCTAGTGAAGACTTCACTAACTGGCTGCAAGAACAGCCCGAAACTATCTCAGATGGCGTTTACAATAACGCTACTGATGCAAAGTGGGCGTCTAGGGTCGTAGACCTTTACAAAGCGGACAAGGGCTTGACCAAAAAACCGACTCGTTCCCGCAAGAAAGAGGATGCAGCAATGGCTGTATCAACCCCAGCCGCAAAACAAGTGGCTACCACAACGGGAGACAAGCGAGTTTGGAAGGCTTCAGAAATAGGCAAGATGAAACCGTGGGAGTTCGAAAAGCTAGAAGCTGAACTGGACACCGCACGTTCTGAAGGCCGCATTGACTACAACTCTTAAACCTCTTAGGAAGGAACGACTAAAATGGCTTTTAATAGCGCGTCAGGTCACAATAACCTGCCTTCCGGTAACTTTACTCCGGAAATTTTCAGCCAAAAAGTCCTCAAATTCTTCCGTCGCGCTTCGGTTGCAGAAGATATTACGAATACCGACTACGCTGGCGAAATTGAGAACTTTGGCGACACCGTTCGCATCATCAAGGAGCCGACAATCACCGTCTCCTCGTATGCGCGTGGTGCTGTTGTAAACCCGCAAGACCTTGCTGACGATCAGACAACTATGGTTGTCGATCAAGCAAACGCTTTTGCATTTAAGATTGACGACATTGAAGAGCGTCAGTCTCACGTCAACTTCGAAGCCCTTGCTACTTCTTCGGGTGCATACTCGCTGAAGCGTAAGTATGACGGCAATATCCTCACCGCGATGTTCGACGGTGCGGGTATCTCTTCAGAGTCGGGCGCAGCTACCGCTACCGTAACTGGTCTTGGTACGCTCGGTTCGCCTCTGACTTCGCAGACTGGCGACAACCTCGTCAACATCATGCTCAAGATGGCTCGTGCCCTTGACGATCAGTCGGTTCCGGAAGAGAACCGTTGGTTCGTTGCCGCACCGGCTTTCTACGAGACTCTGTTTGGCGCGGGCGCTAAGTTCGCAGAAGTACAGGTCACTGGCGACGGCACTTCGCCGCTGCGTAACGGCCTTGTCATGCAGGGCA